TTAACAAACCCTCAATCGGGATATTGACATAATCAGGATCTGCAAGATAAAAATTGCGATCACTGTATGTAAGAGCACTTATTTCTGAATAAAAATGGATAAATTCAGGAGAAGTTGGTTGAAAAGATTTCACATCATAGTTTTCAAGCATTTTTAAAATCATGAAAACAGAAATATTACCTGCAGGAGGTGGTAGACCACAGAGTTTGTGTTCTCTATATTTGACACATAATGGATCGCGCCAGACTACATTATAATTCTGAAAATCCTCTAGAGTTAATATATCTGAAACATTCTCAGAATTATTAACTGCATCTATAATCATGTGAGCTGTTTCACCTTTATAGAATTCATCAGCGCCATTTTTAGAAATTCTTTTTAAAGTTTTTGCATATTCTTGATTAATTAAAATAGAACCAATTTTTATAGGCTCAAGTTGATTTAAGTTGTTCTTTTCAAAATATAAAGATGATGCTGGTTCAACTGTTTTAAGATAGCGCATATACTGCAGAGTATTATGAAGAGCAGGAGATACACTAAAGCCTTCTTCAGCAATTTTTATTGGCTCAATGAATAATTCTTCCCATTTAAGTCTTCCAAATTTTTTATGGGTCTCTTCCATTAATTTGATTAGACCAGGGACACCAACAGATTTTCCATTAATAACAGCATCAGGATAAAATTTAATAGCCTTACTGTTTTTATCAGTAAATAAATCAGGCCCTGCTGATTTTGGAGCAACCTCTCTCCCATCAATCGCATATAATTTTGAACTAAAATTATCCCAATAAAGCATAAAACCGCCGCCACCAATTCCTGTAGATTGCGGTGTTGTCATTGTTAGAATAAGTTGCGCAGTTACTGCAGCGTCTAGTGCTGTACCGCCTCTCTTTATTATTTTTGCAGCTGCTTCAGAAGCATATTTATTAGCAGTCACAACTATCGCTTTTGAAGGTTCAGATGCTTCAACAATCGGTATTAAGATAAATGAAAATACCAATAATATTTTATAAAAATTTTTCATCAAATAATTTAAAATTTTTATATGGACATATTATAGAACACTTACTATTATACTTAACAGAATTATCTGGACATAAAGTAGAAGACAGACAAATGAAAGTTAAAGTAGATGATGTTAAAGGACATATAGATGCTAAAGTAGATGGAGAAATATGTGATGTTAAGTCTGCTTCACCTTTTAGTTTTAAAAAATTTAAGAATGGTGAGTTAATAAATGATGACCCTTTTGGGTATCATGCCCAGCTATCAGGATATGAAACAGCTAATGGAACTAACAAGGGAGGTTTTCTTGTTGCTGATAAATCAAGTGGTGATATATGTTTTTACAAACCAGAAGACTTAGCTAAACCTGATACAAGAAGTTTAATAAAAGATTTAAATATTAAACTTGCTAGTGATACACCTCCTGAAAGATGTTATGAATTAAAGACAGAGAAGAATGGAAACAAAGCTATACCAGTTGGTTGTCAATTTTGTATACATAAGTTTGAATGTTATGCAGATGCAAACAAAGGTAAAGGTTTAAGAGTATTTAAATATTCAAATAAGAATGTGTTCTTAGCTGATGTAATTAAAGAACCTATGGTAGAAGATATAACAAAAGAATTTACAGATGGAATTAAAACACAAACACCTTCTAGTTAGAGCAGAAGTATTAGAACCACCTAAAGATTTAAAGGTCATGAAGAAGTGGACTAAGAGTTTAATAAAAGATATTGATATGAAAATATTAGCTGGTCCATATGCAAAGTATTGTGATGTTGTAGGTAATAGAGGTTTAACTTGCGTCACTATAATAGAAACATCCCATATAACTTTACACTCATGGGATGAAATGAATCCTGCATTAGTACAGCTTGATGTTTATAGTTGTAAAGAATTAGATGAAACAATTGTGTTTGATTATGTATATAAGTTTCAACCAGTTAGAATGTCATACAGATATTTTGATAGAGAAAATAATTTTAAATTAATTAAATTAAAAAAATGAATACAAAACAAATGAGTAAGATAAGAAATAAAGCTAAAGGTATTTTAGTTGAATGGTTAAAAAATTTGTTAAATAAAGAAGAACAATCAAAGGTTAATGTAAAAAATATATTAATATTACTACCTAACCAAACTCATTATTGGAGTGGTGATACATTAAGACTACAACCTTGGTCTTATAAATGGGTAGTAAAGAAATTAAAACGCAACCCACAGTTGACAATAGATGATTTAAATGCTATGTTAAAACCAACAGAAAAACAATTAAGAAGACAACAGATGATAGAACAAGGACCACTATAATGACACATAAAGATATGTTTAAAGGAACTACCTATGATTCATTAGGTAAGCAGGTAGATGGAAATCATTATTCAAAGATGAAGATTCAACCTGCAGAATTTATAAATGAAAATGGTTTATTGTTTGCAGAAGGTAATGCTATTAAATATATCTGTAGACATAAATCAAAAGGAAAAGAAAAAGATATTGAAAAAGCTATTCACTATCTTGAAATGATACTTGAAAGGGATTACTCATGAGTTTATCAGAAGCACAAATAAGACAATTAGAAAAAAGGGCAAGAGGTTTTCGCAGACTTATTGCTGCATTAAATGATTTAAATATGTATGGTATACATGAACAAATAGATAAGATGTTATTTGTTAAGATAGAAGATTTAAAAGAACATTTAAAAAAGAAAATAAAAAGAAACAATGAAAAACTAAATGAAATCTATACTGAAACTGTAGATGCTTTAGTTGATGATGATTATCAAAGTGGAGAGATAGGTTATAAACCTACTGAAGTACATAAAGAAGAACCAGTTGGTGAATCTTTTACTAGCAAAGATTATAGTAAGAGAACATACAAATCTATTAAGGAACATGGTACTGATATTAGTTTTGAAAATGAAACTAAAGAACCTAAGAATAGATTAGAACAAATGGCTTCACTAACACACGACCCAATAACAGATTAAGTATGAATAATGTATTAGGGTTAGATGGTAAACCTAAAAAACCTACACCAGATAAATGTAATATGCGTTTATGTTTAGTTGGTACAGATGATATTGATATAAAAAATGTACAAACATTTGGTATAGCTGAAGATGGTTTCTTTATGGTAAAGTCTTTTGATAATGATAGACTACCAGTATTCATGACTAATCCTGCACGAGTACAAAGTGTTGAGATATATAAAGAAGGTCAAAAACCTTTAACTAAATTGAGGAAAGGAAAATCTGATGATGATTTTCTTTTAGACCTATTAAAGAAAAAGCATGAAACAGAATCGAAAACTAAAAGCTAAACCTAGAGTTAAAAGAAAAGAAGCTGAATTGATGGGCTTCAAATTGATTATAAATAATCAAGGACAATTCATTACAGAAATAAAATCTTACCCAATAGATAAGATACCATTACATTTTAAAAAAGAAAATGCTGGTGTTATTAATGCGTTGTTAAGGGAATGTAAAAGTAATTTTACTATATTAACTGAAGAGTTAGAAAAAATTGCAAGGGATGTATTTCACAGTTAAACTTCTAATTTAGTTTCTTGTTTTTCTATTTCTTCGTTTGACTCAGGAGTACAAAAAAATTTAATAAATATTTTATATTCATTAACTTCGTCTGGTCCAATAGATTCTATTTTTTCAAAAGACTCTTTATAACCAGCAGTCATACAATTATAAAATGTATCATAAGTATTTAACTTATGAGGTTCAAGACAGGAGTTTGCTAATCCTGAACACATAATCATAAACAAAGCTATCTTCATCAGTCTAATATTAAAGAAGTAATCTTCTTTTCCCCCATGTATATTTCTATGTTTGCTTTAGATTTAATACATTTGTAGACTACTCTATCTGCAGTACCTTTGTCCTTCATAGCATATCTTTTTGCTTTCAAACATTTTGATAACGAGTCTTGAATTCTGTGTTCTTTAATTTCATGGTCCACTATAAGAAGCAGGGCAAATACAACTTCTATCATTTTTTCTCCTTTTTGTTTTTACATTTACATCTTGGTGCAAATAGTTTATCTATCTTTTCTGATATCCAATCTAATCCTCCAAAGCATTTTAAAAAAAATCTATCTATAAAATTATTCATGTCCATTACCATTTCTAATTAATTTTTCTACATCTGCTTGTAGTTTTGAAACTTGTTCTTTTAAAAAATCTATATTAATTTTATTGTTTCTCATATTCTTTAATTCTTCATCCATAGACTCAATTAAACCTGCCATATGTTCCACAAGCATGAAAAGTTCTGCTTCCCCACTTGACTGCCCTAATTCTCCACGAGGGTATTTGATTCTAAACTCTGTATTTTGATTTAAATCTTTTTCAAATAATTCTAATTTTGTACTATGCTTATTAAGAGTTTCTACTATACCAAAGTATGCCCATACACCTACAGCAACAGCACCAATGATGCTGATTAAATTCTTCATTGGCATACTTACTGAAGTTTTATCTGATATCTTCATGGGTTAACTATCGGACCTGTACAATAAGTTAAAATACATATTGCAATTATTATCCAACCTGTAAAATAGTAATTCATAATTGTACCTCATAAATTAATTATAACTGTATCCTGTATTTGATTTTTCTAATTTTTTAAATAAGTCTTCATGTTGTTCTATGATTTCTTTATCCATATTCATCATGTCATCCATCTGGTCTTCTAACTTTTCTACTTGTCTTTCAAGTTTTTGTACCTTATCATCATGTACTGCTTGAATAGTTGATAGTTCAAATGTTCTAGATAGACTCCATCCTCCCAATGCAATTAATAATCCTACAAGCATTGTTAAAATTTTTTCCATCATAATAAAATACCTAATAGTAATCCAATTACTGCTAATGTTATCATATTATTTCTTTACTAATGAACCACCAAAGTATAAACCTATAATGGCTGATACTAAGTTAGTGTCTAATGGTGTTATTACTAAACTGTTAGATGATAATGTTATCCATTTCATTACTTCTTTTTCAGGTAAGAAAAAGAAAGCAGGTTTAAATTCTAAGTAACCTACAATCACACTTGTATCTGGTGATAGTACAGGCATTAGTTTTGGTAATAATACTATTGCAAAGACAGCGATTAATGCTATGATTCTTCTAGTCCATTGGAATCCTACATTGTCATACTCTCTAGCTTCTTTAAAACCTTGTTGTTGAACCTCTGCTCTTTGTATAAGCATCTTTTGTTCAGCTTGTTTAGCTTTAATACTTTGAGACCATATACTCATTACTCCACCGAGTACAGTAGAACCAAGCATTGTTATCATTTCAAATGGCATTTATTCTCCTTTGTAACTAGGGAGCTATTAACTCCCTAGCTCCTTAGTGTTATTTAATCTTAATTGTCTTAGCTTTTTTTTCTTCAGGTAAGTCTTGATATAATTTTATATTAAGAATACCATCTTTAAAATCAGCCGAGTCTACTTTAACATATTCTGATAAAGTAAATTTTCTAATTACACTTCTTGATGCGATACCTTGATGTATTAAACTATCTTTATCTTTATCTTCTTTCTTAGCTTTGATAGTAAGCACACCATCTTGTAACTCACATTCTATATCAGACTTAGTGAAACCAGCTAATGCCATTTCTATCTGATACTTTCCTTCACCTACTTTTCTTATGTTGTATGGTGGAAAGTTAGAAGTGTTTATTCTTGAGACCTCATTTAATGAATCAAACATTCTATCAAAACCGATAGAGAAGTTTTTAAATGGGTCAAAGTTTATTAAATCGTATTGTGTCATATTAATCCTTTCGTTAAGCGATTTAAGTTTAGTAATCCCTAATGGGCATTACTCTTCCTATATTATAGTAGGAATTCTAGTCCTTGTCAACAAACAATTTATTAGCAAATGCTATTCTTTTTGATAATGATTCTCCATCTCTAGGATTTTCATACCATCTCATAAAAGTTTTAGTTATATCTTGTATATTATCATTAGTAAAACTATCTCTTAATTTCTTTTTATTTCCTGCTCCAATATCATATCCAAATTTTTCTTTACTAAATATTCCATTTAATACATAATCTATTTGAGAATCAATACTATCTTCTTTATTATTATTATTTATATATTTAAAATATTCTGTTCTATGTCCTTTATTTTCTGCTTCATCAGTAAATTGAAATAATCCATGTCCTTTAAATTTAACATCTTCCATCTCTTGTCTATCAAATTTAAATGTATCATTCTCTGCAAATATATTTCCTGTTATAGCTGCTGCTGCGTTATCAGGATTGTCTATTCCTTTTTTAATTAGTTTTGTTTTAATAATATTAAAAATTTCTGTACCTTTATTTAATTGTTCATCATTAATTTCTTTATCATAACTTTGATTTTTAAGAATTTTATTATTATAATTTAAAGGTTTATTTTCAGGTACAATAACTTTTTCTTCTTCCATCATAGTAGTTACTTGGTCATCAATGTTATCATTTGATGATACAACACCCACCATTCCAGATGTGTCATATGTTTTTGTAACACTATCACCACCTGATAAACCTAATCTTGCAACTTGTCCACCTACTGAATATTTATTTATTCTAGATATTAAAACTCCTATAGAAGTTATTTTACTATCTTTATCTTTCATATATTTTAAAGGTATTTTTTCTACATTAAATTTTTTTCCATCTTTATTTAAAACTGATAATACAAAATCAATTAATTCTTTTTGATTATATCCTTTTTGAAAAGTATTCTTTCCTTTATTTTTCATTATCCAACCATCTAATCCTTTAGGTTGATAAGCATATTTAGAAGCTTTACCTGCTGCATTAACACTTGAAGCACTTCTTACAGTTATAATTCCATAACCAGTATCACTAATTAAACTTCCTATATCTGCTAATGCAAGA